ACTTTGAGGATAGATTAACAATTGACAGAATTAAGCTAAAAGTTAAGAATGGAGTAGATGATGAGCAAATAAAGAAGGATCACAACATAACTACAGATGTTCTAATTGACATTAAAGAGGATAGTGGTAGTGATGACATCTTTTGGACTGTATCTAAAAAAGAGATAGTAACAATTGAGCCATTAAAATACAGTAATTTTTTAGTAAAAAATGGATTTAACAAGTTTTATCCTGAGAATGCTGAGAAACCTACATTTGTAAGAGTCATTGAGAATAAAGTTAGGCTGTCTTCTGTAGATCAAATCAAAGACTTTGTCCTTACCTATCTAATTAAGAAGGCACAAATTAATATTTGGAATCATTGCTCTAGGTCACCTTATTTATTCTCTGAGAATCATCTTAACATGATTGACTCAGTTAGTCTTAAGATGTTGCAGGATGGTCATGACTTCTCATACCTACCATTCCTAAATGGTGTTGTTAAAGTCACTAAAGATGAGTCTAAGATGTTAAGTTACATTGATGTTGATGGCTACATTTGGGAGAATCAAATTATAAATAGAGAATTTCACCTGGTCAATGACTTTGCTAATGACTTCTTTGACTTAGTGCAAAAAGTATCTAATAATGAGACTAAGAGAATAGATGCACTACAATCAACACTAGGTTATTTAATTCATGGCTATAAGGATAGAACAAATCAAAAGGCAATTATCTTTAATGATCAAGAAATAGATGAGAATCCCAATGGAGGTAGCGGTAAGTCTTTAATGTTGACAGCTCTTAATCACATTAGAAAGACAGTCAAGATAGATGGTAAACTCTACAATCCTACTAAGTCAGATTTTTTATATCAAAGAGTCAACTTAGATACTCAGATTTTAGCATTTGATGACGTAGTTAAGAATTTTAACTTTGAGCAATTATTTATGATAGTATCTGAAGGAATCACTGTCAATCGCAAAAATAAAGATGAGGTGTTTATTCCATTCGAGAGATCACCTAAGATAGTCATAACTACTAACTATGTTATTCAAGGAGCTGGAGGCAGTCATGATAGAAGAAGGCATGAAATAGAGTTCTTTCAATACTTTAACTCTACTAACTCACCCCTTAAGCATTATGGCAAGCTATTATTTGACCAATGGAGCACTGATGACTGGCTAAGATTTGATAATTACATGATCAAAAACTTACAGCTATACTTAAGAGAAGGACTTACTAAGTCAATAGGAATCAATGCTGATGCAAAAAGATTTATTCAAGCTACTAGCAAGGACTTCTATGACTTCATTAGTGAGAATGAACTTGTTAAAGATGTCATGTACTATAACAGCGAATTATTAAGCTCATTTGAGGTAGATTATAACTATAAAGACATGACTCCTCAACGTTTCTCTAAATGGCTACTTGAGTATGCTAAGCATAAAGGCTATAAAATTTCAAAAGATAAAAATCACAAAGGTAGATATATAATTTTTTCAGAACTATGATAATAAATTACAATCAACAAGAACAATGGAGGTCTGAGAGACTTCAAAATGTTAAAAATAAAATAGAAAGCTATTGCTTTGATGAAGAAATCTTTAGCTTAACTGACCATAAAGGCACACTAGAAGTAGACTGGATGACTCCCAATCCACATAAAGGATTTATAAATTTACTTAAAGAATTTTGGGAGCTTGAAAATGAGCACTTAGTTGAAAACTACTATAAATCTAAAGCAATATGACCAAAGAAAACAAAGCTAAACTCAAAGCATTAGAGCTTGAAATACTGAAAGCTAAGTCATCAATGAATCCTAGATACTTAGAAGGTTTATTAACAAAATGGAATGATAACTCAGCCAATAGTTTAACTGCTAGTATTGAATTCTACATCAATGCTACTGGGAATCAAGCTGAAAGAATTAGCAATCAAGGACAATATAGAAAAGGTAAGAAGATAGAAGTTGGAACTGGAGAGATAGCTTACACAAAACAGTTACCTGGTAAGTGGACACCAGGTCAAGGTACTAAGGGAACAGCTGACATTTCTGCTACTATCAATGGCAAGTCAGTCAAGATCGAAGTGAAGTACAAGCGTGATGTTCAGTCAGAAGTACAGAAACAGTATCAGCAAAAGATAGAGAGTGCAAAAGGTATCTACTACATTGCTAGAGATTTTGATACGTTTATTGAATGGTATAATACTTTGATATGCTGAAAATAGGAGATAAAATAAAAGATACAGAAGATGGTGACTGCTACTTTGTAGGTGAGGTAGTCAAGCTCAATACATTTGGTGGAGTTGAGCTATACAAAGTAACTCAAGTCATTTGGAATGGTGAAGACTATACAGATGATGATTACATTGGACAGATAATTGAGCCTAAATGGTGGTATATTCAATTATTTTTATTCTAAATAGTATCACATCTAAAAATTATTATTACATTTGTAAACAATTAAATAAATATATATGCAAACAGAACCAAACAAAGTGCCATTGTGGACTAAGATTCACAAGGCAAAGATGAGCATTGGCAAGGTTGTTAAGAACTCCACCAATCCTCACTTTAAAAAGAGTTATGCAGACATCAATGCATTGCTTGAGACAGTTGAGCCTATCCTTCATGAGAATGGATTGCTCCTATTACAACCTATTCATGATAAGATTCTGAGCACTCAGATAATTGACATTGAGACTGGTGAAATGATTGAGAGCTGGTTAACACTACCTGACAACATTGATCCACAAAAAATGATTAGTGCAACGACTTACTACAGAAGAGCAACTTTACAATCACTTCTGAGCCTTCAAGCTGTAGATGATGATGGTAATTCAGTCGCATCAGCAACTAAGCCAACGCTAACAGATGACAGATTTAAAGAGGCTCTTAAATCTATTGAGTCAGGAAAGTACACAGCAGAGAAATTAAAAGCAGATTTTTTATTAACCAAACAACAATTACAAGCACTATGAAATGGCATCCATCATCCCTAGGTAAACTTATGACAGAGTCACGCACTAAGTCAGAGACACTATCACAGACTACTAAGTCTTATATCGCATCTAAGGCAAAAGAAGATTTCTATGGCTACAATTCATTTGTATCTACAAAAGCAATGCAGAAAGGCACTGACTGGGAGCACGAGTCTATAGAGTTAGTTAATCAGATTAGAGACTCATTCTACATCAAGAATGAAGAAACTATTGAGAATGACTGCCTAATTGGTACACCTGATATCATCTTAGAGAATTCAATCATTGACATTAAGACTTCATGGTCACTTGAGACTTTCCCAGCTATAGCAGCAGAAGGAATAAACAAAGATTATGAGTGGCAACTAAGAGGCTACATGATGCTTTGTGATAAGCAATCAGCTGAGCTAATCTACTGTATGATTGATACAGATGACTTCTTACTATCTGATTGGGATAACAAATCAATCCACAAGGTGTCTCACATTGACCCTAGAAAGAGAATAACAGTGCTAAGGTATGAACGCAACATTTCAACAGAAGAAGACATTAGAGAGCGTCTTTTGGCTTGTACTGAGTACTATAATGAATATTTTGTACAATTAAACTGTAAGTAATGGAAAAGTCCTACTTCATTATTGAGTCAAGCCTAGATAATCTCAAGTATGCTAGATACTCAGCTAAGACGTTCAATAAGTCAGGTCATGACTACTGTATTTTAGTCACAGACAATATTGACCAATTAGATGTTAGGAAGGTAAGTAAAGAAGAATTTAACAATTTAAACAACAAAAAATGATACAAGTAAACAAAACGTACAAAAACGAGACTAGAGAGCAGTTAGTTGTTCCTATCTCAGAGAAAGAAGGAATGGTCATCTATCAAGTGACTCAAGCTACTACAGATAACCCTATGAAAGAGTTCAAGTGTAGCACAGCGAGATTTTTAAACCTATATAAATTAACAAAATGACAGAAAAAGAATTTTACCAAAATGCAATGCTTGCTGCAATGCAAGGATTATTATCAGCAATCGGAAATGGCTATGAAGCTGAGTACGTACACCCTCATTCAACTATAGCATCTATGGCTGATGAGTATGCAAAAGCTCTAACAATAAGAGCAGAGATTGAAGTAGCAAAAATGAGACTTGAAAACTCATTCCCTGAGAAAGTAGTATAGGTACCTGAGAGATACCAACCCCTCCGAGTAGAATCGGCAACTATTCCGAGGGGTTTTTTAAGTAACAAGTAAACAAATAATATGAATCAATTTAAATTAGAAGGAGCAATCATTAACAAATTGCCCGCAAAGCAAGTAACTGAAAAATTTAGAGTGCAAGAATTTATCCTCAAGGTAGGAGATCCTGATGATAAGTATCCGCAAGAAGTAAAATTCCAATTAGTGAATGATAAGATATATCTACTAGATTTTATCCAGGTGAATGATACAGTAGAGCTTGTGTTTGAATTAAGAGGTAAAGCATACAAAGAAACTCATTACAATACATTGAATGTACTTGAGGTAAAATCTAAGCTATTCTAATGAGAGTAGTTAAGTACATCATAGTAGTGCTATGCCTAATGGCTACATTTGGGCTGTTTTTTTATGGCATGCACTACTTTCTCGGCAAGAGAGGGCTCACAATCGTTTCAATACTAATTTTAATTTATTTTCTACATGGATTTATCAAAGATTTATACTATCACTATCGCAACAGATAAACACTTCTCAATCAAAGAATGGATGATAGAGCAGACTAATGCAAGGATAACAAACAGATACTTGAAGGTACACATAGCTGAGGACATCGGAGTGCATTTATCACAGCTGTGTAGATTTATGAGTGGTAACACTGTGACTGACGCATTTTATGACAAATGGTTTAAATGGTATATTCAAAATTAGTATCTTTACACACATGACAGCATTTTTTACTTCATTAGTAGCTACCTGGTGGTTTGTTAACTTCGAACCTATTCAGAATTTCATTAACAGATTCATTCTACCTGACTGGCTACACACAGCTCTAGGATGCTGGAAGTGTATGTCATTTTGGACTGCACTCATCTACTCACAATCATTCACAGTGGCTTGTGCCACATCACTCACAGTAGTATGCTTACAGAAACTGATATACAACTCGTAGAATCGATTATAACACTACCTGAGAGTGAGATAATGACTAAGAGGTCACTCAATCAACTCAAGATGGTTAAATTTATGGCTACTAGAGAGATTGATAAGGAATGCTTTTGCTCTACAGTAAGACGCAAGGTGTGGTATAAGGACTTTTTATCCTGGTATGAAAAGAATGCTTGACCAATACATTCAAAAAAACTACACAGAAGTGCTCAAATACACAAAGCACTTCATTCAACGACTCAAAATACCTAGCTCAATTGAAGCCGATGCTGTCATCAACAACGCTTACCTTCATTGTGTTAAGCTAGAGATAGAAGGTGTCACAGAAGACAAAGCAAAGAGCTATCTACTCAACACAATCAAGTATGAGCTTATTTGGACTCAAGGCTCAAGGACAAAGAAAGATGACATCTATAGATCACATGAGTATCTAGGTGACTCATTAGATGACTCAAGCGACATTGAGCACAAAGTTAATTTAGAGGATAGCTATAATTTCAAGAAGGCAATGGTAGAGATATATCGTAACTCTTTGGATGATAGGATAAAAAGAATTATCTTTGAAGCGTACTATGACAAAGGTCACTCTACTCAGACTGCACTGGCTAAGTACTTTGACATCAACAGCACATCAGCATTCTTTCTAATCAAAGAAATAAAACAAAATATTAAAGAGATACAATATAGGTATAAAGACTAAAATTATGGAATACACAATTAAACCCGAATTTGTAGGTAAGACAGTGAAAATCTATGACAGATTTAAAGGTACTCAGACTATTGTCGTAGATAAACTTGACCTTAGCAAAGTGAAATACTATCAGACAATTGGACTTAAGCACATCTTTGAAGAGGTGGTGACTACTACAGCTCCTGAGTCTACTGTTATTGAATATACAGCAGTTGAGGATGTGCCAGTTAAAAAGAAACGCACTAAGAAATTTGTTGAGAGACTAGAAGAGGTAAAACAAGAGCAAGACTCAAACAATGCCGAAGCATAAGTACATAGAGACTCCTGAGGCAATGTGGGACTTATTTGTATCTTACAGAGATTGGTGCAAAGCTAATCCTAGATATCAATACTCACTTTCTAATAAGACTGGCGAGGCAACTGCTATCCCATTAGAGAGACCATTGACTCAAGTAGGTTTCAGAAGTTATGCAGCAGATAATGGATGTACAGTACATCAATATTTTGCTAATGTGGATGAGAGATATATTGAATATGTGACAATCTGTACACGCATAGAGGAAGCCATCCGACATGATCAGATTGAAGGTGGCATG